TTGGTAAAATAGAGGCAGGGGATAAACCTCAACAGTAAGGAACAATTAAATAACACTTAACGACTGGTCAGATTTGGCGAACGTACTTTATGGATTTACGTTCTCAATAGGAGCAATCGGGGGCGTTATCTGGTGGATTTTTCATAGGGTAATTGCACAAATTATCAAAGCCGAAACTAAAGGCAACAGGGGCATTCGTCGAAAGCGAGGCTCTGATGTTTAAGAAGAAATTTATCCACCCAGACACCGGTGACGTTTTAACTTTTAGCGAGCAAGTCTCGTGGAAGGTTCAAGGAGTCATCCGTAACTGGTTTTTCATCATATTCTGGACGGTCCTCAGCATTGTCTGGTGGATTCGTCCGCACTGGTTCAAGGATAATTCGTCCTATGTTCACTGGCAGCTTATTGCCAGCTTCATCGCAGTCATCATCGAGCTGATTGTCGGTATTTCCATGCTCTCGCAGACTAAGCGGGACGCCCAAATTATCCGACACATCCTCAAGCTCGAGCGTAATCAGACCGATGACCTTCGGGACTTGATTGACAGCTTGGAAGACTATGAGTAACTACAAGCCCCGAATCGGGGACTACGGTTGCGTCAAGACCAACGGGCTGATGGGAAAGCTGATTCGTATCGGCACTCTCTCCCGCTGGAATCACGCCTTTATCTACATCGGCGGCGACCAGATTATCGAAGCCAACCCTAAAGGCGTCGAAATCAGCCCGCTGTCGAAATATCCTCACGTCGCTTGGAATCAGCACGAGGTCCTCAACGACCAGCAACGGTTGATTATCGTTGCCCAAGCTCGGCAGATTATCGGCAAGCCCTATGGGTTTTTCGTCATCGCTGATCTTGGATTCCGTATTTTGGGGCTGAAAATCCTTGCCAATACCAAGCTCATGAAATATCTCTCGACGAAGAATGGATACATCTGCTCTGAATTGGTGGCCGAGTGCTACCGCAAGGCAGGAATTCCACTTTTCGGCAAAGAAGATTACCTCGTTACCCCCGGCGACTTAGCCGAGCGTCTGATTTACCAATAGGAGTCACATTGTCCATTCAAGCCAACGCCGTCTTAGATATTGCCAAGAAATATGTCCAACAAGGCTACAAAGAAAGCCCCAATAACGACAGCATTTTCGGCGCATGGTATGGCGAGAACCACCAATCTTGGTGCGCCATGTTCGTGTCCTACTGCTTCAACCAAGCTGGTGCAGGAGCGCTCATCGCTGGAATCCAATCCCCGAAGGGTTTTGCCTACTGCCCAACAGCGGTCAACCATTTCACCACCACTCATCAACTCGTGCCAGTTGCATCGGCTCAAGCTGGTGACATTGTTTTCTTCAACTGGGAAGGTCAGAAGCAAGCGGAGCACGTTGGTCTGGTCGTATCTAACGACATCCAACACCGTGTCCTGACCACCTATGAAGGCAACACCGGAGCGCCGGGAGTCAACCAATCGAATGGAGACGGTTGCTATCAAAAGCAACGCCAATATTCGTTCGTCGTTGCCGTGGCGCGTCCAAAATGGGTCAATTAACTCAATCTGTTATTCTTTCCACACCTTCGCCTAGAAAGGGCAAGCATGAAGATCTCTCCTAAAGTTACGAAAATCGCTGAACACTACGCCATCGCATTCGTCTCGACTGCCGCTGGTATCTGGTACTCAGGCGACCATCATCCTCTCGGAGTAGCTAAGGCCGCCGCCGCTTCTGTCTTCGGACCAGTAATCGGTGCAGCGCTCGCTAAGGCTCAGAAGTTTATTGCTGTTTATCAGGTCGGCAAGGCTCAAATCAAGGCCACCACACCTGCACCAGCAGCTCCAACAGCTCCGGCGGCTCCGGCGGCATAACTTGAGCCTTCGCAAAGCAATCGAGGCATTCCTCGCTGATCCACCACTCCAACAGGGTTATCCGTGCAAGGTCAACCGCCTTCTGGCTGATTTAGCCAAGGAAGACGCACAAGCCCTCGAGGAGTTGGTAGATAAACAGGACATCGCGGCGGCAGCAGTCGCTCGGCTCCTCAACGAGCACGGCTTCGACATCAAAAGCGCATCCATCATCAAGCACCGCAAACGCGGTCAACACAACGGATGTCGGTGCGTTAAAACGAAATGACTCTCCGTGCCGAGATTAAGAAACTAATCAAAGCCAGCAAGGAGCCAAAATCCACGACTCGAATTTCGTTTCCACAGACGGTTCGGTTGAGGATTTTGGCTCGTTGCGGATTTACGTGTCAACACTGCGGCGCTAGTCTTTTCGAGATTGAGCCACACATTGACCACATCGTTCCGCTCGCCAAGGGTGGCACGAATGATGAAAGCAATCTGCAAGCATTATGCGCTCCCTGCAACTTGGCCAAGGGGACGCAAGACGATCAGGGGGCAAAGCTCATGAACCGCAAGGAAATCCTCGACGAAGCCAATCGGCTGACTCACGGTGACCGTGACAAGAATTACGGCACTCCAAAAGTGAACCACGAACGCATCGCCGCTCTCTGGTCGGTTGTATTAGAGACCGAGATTAGCGCCGCGCAAGTGGCCCTCTGCATGGCTCAGGTCAAGGTTGCCCGCCTCATCGAGTCCCCGGAGCATCTCGACAGCTTCATCGACGCCGCGGCTTATATGGCCATCTCAGGCGAAATCGCCACCGAAAACCCTTAACCCTTACCTAACGAAGCCTTAAGTAAAGGCTAAGCCCCTCAACGCCACCTCGCCGGCGCTGGGGGGCTTCTTCGTCGTTTCTGGGGGTATTCTTGGCGTGGCCCCAGAACCGTCCCTGAAACTTGATTCCGAGTAGACCAAACGGCTGGGGTCTTTCCACGACACGCCGAAATTGCCTAATTGACGGTTGTTGACATTCCCCCCAATCGCTGATGAACTACTCCTAGAGCCGAGGGGACAGGAACCCGAAGCATCCAGAACAGGGGCAACAAAATGGCAACAAGAAATTGCGTTTATTGCAACACCAAATTTTCAACCGCTCAATCAGATAATGGCAAAATGGCAGTCGAGTGCTATATCTGTTTTCTCAACCGCGTCAACGAAGTCCAGACTTGCGCTTGTCACTATCCTGCAGTTTCTTGCAAAGTTGGTGCATAAATGATTAAGTGTTTCGTCTGTCGCAAGCGCACACCAATCGCCGACATCCAAAAGGGAATGACTTGCTCAACCTGCACGAATTTCCTAACCAAAAGTGGTGGTCACCAATACATCGAGGGTGAAACTCCAGAAGATTACAAATTGCGTTTAGAAGAAATTCTTGGCATGGAAGTTGGTGCTTAATGCTAGGAATCGTTATCACAATTCTGGCCGTGATTGGTACGGCAGCTCTGATCATGCTCATTCCACAACAGGACATCGACACCGAAATTGAGGATTGGCACAACTTCAAGAAGGCGCTCCGCAAATGAACAAAGGCGACCAAGTAGTCCTCAGTTTCACTGGCACCATTACTGAAATCTTTAAGTCTCCCGCATCCATTGGGGGCATTGATATCATCGAAATCGAAACCGAGCAAGGTATCCAGCATATGTTCTGGCCCGCCGAGGAATCCTCAGTGACCGTGAATGTATTGGCGAAAGGTAATAACTAATGATCCGAATGAATGCAGATGTGTTCGCAGCCCTCATGATTGGCGTTGCGTTTATTTTCACCCATATTGGCAGCTTCTATCAGTATTCCAAGCGCGAGGGAACTCACGACCTCAAGCGCGAACTCAAGACCACACGCGTTGAAGCGGAGAAGGTCAAGGAGATTCTCTACCAGCTCACGCATCATTCCACTTTTCGGACGCCATCCGTCAAGCAGTCTCGGCGTCTCGAATCGGTCAAGGGCTAGTGTCCAAGGCCAAGGCTAAGGGGACATCAGCAGAGACAGCTCTGGTGAGATTCCTACAAGGTCACGGATTTCCGGGGGCAGAGCGCCGCGCACTGGGTGGGGGAAACTCAGGCGAGGATCTCGGAGATGTCACCGGAACTCCGTGTCTGGCATGGGAAGTCAAGAACCATCGCACCTACAAAATCCCTGCATGGCTTGAGGAGACAAAGCTCGAGACCAAGCACGCTAAGGCCGACTACGGAATCCTTGTTATAAAACCTAACGGAATCGGGTTAACTCGGCCCGGTGATTGGTGGGCAGTTATGTCCATCTCCGACATCGTTCAACTACTCAGAGAAGCAGGATACGGCGACAGGAATGCTGAATGAAATTTTTAAGAATTTTCCAGACTTCGACAATCCGTTATGCGCGGAAGTCGACCCAGAGCTCTGGTTCCCGGAAACTAGCGAAGAACGGCGCATCAACACTCCCCACGCCAAGTCAATCTGCGGACGATGCAATCACCAAGTGGATTGCCTCAAATACGCCGTGGATCACGCAATTCCAGACGGAATATGGGGCGGGCAGACTGAACGTGAGCGAACTCGTCTTCAACCTCGAAAGGTTTCTGGACGAGTCGCCCATTCCAAGGGGGCGAGAGCTGTCTCTTTCAAGCAACAAGGCTACACAAACGAAGAAATTGGACATATTCTGGGAATCAAAGCTGACAGTGTTGTCACGGCAATCATCCGATACAAAAAAGCAGTGGAACGGATGAACCGATGATTACTTGGTGGCAATTCGGTCTTCGTTTATTCCTCACGATTTTGCTTGGCGTCAATGTTGCATTCGTCATCAACCATATCCACTCGCCGTTGGTTATCACTCACGAAGTGGCCTTCACCGACGCCACAGCGGATCAGGTTGCCCGGGAACTTCTGGTCCCGAAGCAGTACGAATGCCTTCGATATGTCATGACGGTCGAATCACATGAGAATCCTTACGCCAAGTCTCCGACCAGCTCAGCGCGAGGAATTGGGCAGCTTCTCGCATCCACCTACAGAAACCTCGGAATAAAGCACTCGAGCGACCAGAAGGCTCAACTGGTGGCGATGCTTGCCTATATCTCGGAGCGTTACGGTTCTGGTGGACCATGCGCTGCAAAAGCCAACGAACTCAAGCACAACTTCTACTAAGGGGAAACCATGTCAGAATTCACCATCGACGACGCCGTCGAGCTTCCAGCATCCGTCCAAGGATGGCTCGGCGAATATAACCGCATCAAATTCGAGATCAAGAAACTCGAGGAGCAAGCCGACATCGCCAGAGCTCATGTTGAGTTGGCACTCGGCGAGAATCCGCTGGGAACCATTAACGGCAACCCAGTCATCAAGTTCGCCTACATCGAGCAACAGCGCTTCGACGGCAAAAAGGCGAAAGAAATCCTCACACCCGAGCAAGTCGAATCCTGTACCGTGACAACGCGCATGAGACAATTCCGACCCATCATGCCGGACGATGACTTGTGAGAAAATACAACAAGGTTGAGGAGTTGCAAGATTTTCTCTGCGGAGCATTTTGCGACACCGAAGCTGGATTGCATAGCTACATCGGACATCACAAATGGAAAGACCACGCCACCCGCCGGTTGCGTTTTAAGATTTTCGTGAACTCTTACTTTTGGGCTTCATGGTATTTCATCAAGGGGGACGACAATGATTGACATCCACAATTTAGCGACCGAGGTTCGAGTCAATATCGGAAGCGCATCAGCCAATTCCGCTCGCTCGCTACAAAAGGCGGTCGGTCCATCCGAGGTCGGGGGTGCGTGCGTCCGCAAAATCGGTTACCGCCTGACTCAGACGTCACCGACCAATCAGTCGGACACTTGGTTGGCGACGATTGGCACGGCAGTCCACGCCTATCTTGCGGGCGTGTATGAGCGCCTGAATGAGTCTCTACCACAACCGCGCTATCTCGTGGAGCACCGGGTCACCGTAGATCCTGACCTCGATTTTGGTGGCAGCTGCGACCTTGTCGACCTCGAGCGCAAATGCGTCATCGACTGGAAGGTCGTGGGAGATTCCAGCCTCAAGCGTTACAAGGCCGACGGCGTTGGTGACCAATACCGCACACAGGCGCATCTCTACGCATGGGGCCTCATTCGCGAGGAAATCCTCATCGAGGATGTCTGCATCGTTTTCTTACCTCGTGGTGGCTCTCTGCGAGGATTGCATATTTGGTCCGAACCATTCAATATCGAAATCGCGGCAGCGGGAATCGAGCGACTCAAGCAAGCGAAGGAAATCGTGGCAGCGGGTGGCAGTAATGCCCTCAAAATGTTGCCAGCGACGGAATCGTTCTGCCATTACTGCTCTTACTACTTGCCCGGATCAACAGATGTCTCCGTCGGATGTCCCGGTGGAGATTTACCAGCCCAACCCAGAACAGAAAGAAGGTAAGCCATGTCAATATGGGACGAACCCGGCATGAAGGTAGGCGGTGACTACATCAAATTCGAGAATGTAGGCGACACCGTTACTGGTCAGGTCCTCTCTATCGGAGCACACAAGTGGGAAGACGGCAGCGTCTCTCCTCAGTTGGTGCTCTCAACAGCGGAAGGCGAGAAAACACTCACCGCTGGTCAAGTACGCCTTAAGGCAGCACTGGCTGAAAAACGTCCGAACGTGGGCGACACCATTACCATCACCTACGCCGATCTCGAGAAGCGTGCCGGTGGTAAGACTCTCAAGCATTTCGATGTGAAAGTTGTCCCCGGAGATGGCTTCATCACTTCTGCACCAGTAGCACCTGCCTCGACTGCTGGTGTTGACCCTGCGGTGCTTGCTGCACTTCAAGCCCAACTCGGCGCGAAATCAGCAACACCGTTTTAACCCGGGACGCTGACATCTAGGGGGATGTCGGCAGCGCTGGATGGTTCGTCGGTTTCCTGTAGACATTCCCGACGCGAGGTTCGATTCCTCGCCAGCGCACGCAAGACCACACGAGAGACAAGGGGCAAAAATGTTGCAATACGCATTCGGCGCGATTTATGCGCTGATCATCATCGGGGGAACTGTTGTGATTGCCGAGGGGATTTCCCGCAAGCGCCGACGGTACTTGGACGACAACCCGCGAGGGGCTAAAGGTCGGGAATCAGGATGCAACTGCGGATGTGATTGCTGATGCCTAGTTACGAATTCCAGTGCCAAATCTGCAATAAGACCGAAGAAGTGTTCGCACGATTCGAGGAGACTTTCACACCGCCTAAATGTTGCGGCGCTGAAATGTCCCGCAAGTTTTCCGCACCCGGCATCGTCTTCAAGGGTGATGGTTGGGCGGGTAAGTCATGACACACGAAGAGTTGCTGGCAAATTTAGATGAACTTGACCAAAGTTGCAGCGTTGTAGGAGTAACAGTCGCTGCCCTTCGTGCAGTAGTGGAGTTGCATAAGCCTGTGTATTGGCAAGGAATAGAAATGGTTTGCGATTGGTGCGACATAACGTCTTATCCCTGCCCCACTATCCAAGCCATCGAGAAGGAGCTGGCATGAACAAGACTCTGAAAATCGAGAAGCAAGAATCGCAACACATCGGATTCCTTCAAGGTCTTCGCGAAGCCATCGAATTGGTTGGTGGTCGTGAATGGGAATTCAAGAAAGATAAGCACCCAAACGCAAAAGCAGATTGGCTCAATGGCGTCGAATACGGCTTCATTCTTGCCCTCGAGAGATTGGACAGTGTTGTCGATGAACTTCGCGGATTTACTAAATGAGCAGATGAAGGACCCAGAATTTCGCAATAACTATTACAGCAAGATGATTCGGATGGAATATATCCAGCCCATCATCGACCGCTTGAATATGTGGAAAGAAAAGCCGGTGGAATATAACGCCGACTATGAGCTCGGCTTCGTCAACGCGATGGACATCGCCATCAACTTCGTCACCAAGCACCTGCCACCCGAAGCACCAACCGAAGACATTATTGAAGGGGAAATCGTTGACAATGATTGAGGCAGAACACTCGGAGAATTCCTTACCTATCTTTTCGGCGGCTCTGGCGTTCGCAGCGCACGGTTGCTCGGTGGTGCCAGCGCGGACCGACGGTAGCAAGGCGCCGATTGGTGCATGGAAGAAATATCAGACTGAGCGCGCCAATGCTCAACAGATTCACGCATGGTTCAAGGATCCAGAGCAGACTGGCCTTGGCATCATTACTGGCGCCGCTAGTGGCAATCTGGAAATGCTGGAACTTGAGGGCCGCGCGGTTGCCATGAAGCTACTGGAAGAAGCCGCCGACCTCGCCGTCAATTCAGGACTTGGCGAAATCTGGGAGCGCATCACTACTGGCTACGCAGAATTCACGCCATCGGGCGGTCTGCATTTCTACTATCGAATCAGCGATGCCGCAGTGCCGGGCAATACCAAAATCGCCAGAATGCCCGGTGAAGATGGTGGCGTTCTTATCGAGACCCGAGGCGAAGGCGGATTCTCCATTACTGCCCCATCCAGCGGTCCAGTCCATCCGTCGGGAAAGCCATGGGTCGCACTCTCTGGATCACCAGCGACAATCCCGATTCTGACATGGGATGAGCGCCAAGCAATCCACACCGTTCTCAAAGCTCTCGACCGAACACCCACCGCAGAAGCCGTCATCGAGGTCATCGCACCTAAGCCAGAAGGCAAAGGCATCACACCTGGCGATGACTTCAACGCTCGAACAACGTGGGCAGAGCTATTGACGCCTCGTGGCTGGACACAAGTGTTCTCGGTGGCGAACACGACCTATTGGCGCAGACCGGGCAAGAGCATCGGCATCAGCGCCACTACTGGCCGCAACGATGGTGACAACCTGTACGTCTTCTCCACTTCCACAGAATTCGAGGCAGAAAAGCCCTACAGCAAATTCGCCGCCTTTACCCATATCGAACACGCGGGCGATTTCAAGGCAGCAGCGCGTCACCTTCGAGCGAACGGTTACGGCGTGCCGTCGATTGCGCCGACTATCGAGACAAACAATGTGCGCTTAGATCCTGAAACTGCCCAGCAATCTATACAGATTCAGCCCACACCCGAAGCAGTCAAATTCCTCACTATCGAAGAAGCCGCCTACAACGAGGAGCTGATGCGGGCAAGGATTCGCCGTCAAGTGAAGTCCGAGCTGGATAAAGCTGACGCGGAGAAGCTCTACGACGGATTCATCTATGTCGAGACCTTGGCCGAGGAGCTAGAACTGCCCATCACCGAGGTTCCATGGACGATTGAGGGCATTTTCCCGAAAGGCGCTAACGTCACCCTGACCGCCCAATATAAGGCCGGCAAAACGACCCTCATCAACAATCTGGCGAAATCCTTGGCAGATGGCACCCGATTCCTGAACTACTTCAAGGCCCCAGAGCACGAGGGTCGAGTCGTTATCTTCAACTACGAAGTCAGTGAGAACCAATATCGCCGATGGATGAAAGACATCGCCATCGAGCGTTCGGAAATGGTCACGCTGGTTCACCTTCGCGGCAAGGCCGTTCCCCTCAAATCTGATTACGTCCAGAAAGAGGTTGTCGAGCTATTACAGACCTTGAATGCGACCACATGGATCGTTGACCCATTCGCCCGAGCCTTCACCGGTAGCGGAGACGAGAACTCGAACTCGGACGTCTCAGTCTTCCTCGATATGCTCGACATCATCAAAGAGCGAGCGGGAGTCAGCAACCTCGTCCTTCCTGTCCACACTGGTCGCGCCCAAGAATTCGGCATCGACCGTGCTCGTGGTGCTACCCGCATCGACGACTGGGCTGACGTGCGATGGTTACTCAAGAAAACGGACGATGGCAGATTCTTCTCCGCGGACGGTCGCGACGTCATGCTCGAGGAGCAGATGCTCCGCTACGACGATGCCACCCGATCGCTAACACTGGGCGGGTCAGACGCTCGCTCGGCTCGTAAAGCCAACCTCGAGGAGCTATGGGTGGCCGCAGTGTTGGAGAACCCGGGATCTACAACGACGGCGATATGCACCGCCCTTGGCAAGCGCTACGACGACAAGGCGCTCAAGGCGGCGCGTGATGCGGCGGTGCGGGGCAAGCGGGTGGAGTTTAGGACGCTGGGTCGGTCCGACACGTGGTATCCGTGGGGCAAGGCGCCGATGCAGTACGACCTCGTCAGTGGTGGTGGGGGTGAATGATGGCGGCAAATATAGTGAATAGACGATATTTATCTGGACAAAATGGGTCAATAATGTCCAAATATAATGGGGCAAATGTCGACATTTCATCACTACAAAATCGGACATATCGGGCGCAAAAGTGTGACCTACGACATAAGGTAACCTTATTAAGGTTTTCTACCTTATTATGGCCGCCGCTATATATAGCGGCCTAATAAGAACACTATGCTAGTTGGAGCTACCTTATTGGAAAACTACCTTATATCCACACAATGACCACTCCTGACTTATTCAGCGTTCCGCGCTATCGGCTATCCGAGGACGCCAATGCCGACCGATGCAATCGCTGTCAATCCGCAATCTGGGTCGTTTTGGCTGGCGGCGTCTGGAAAGTGAAACTTGATACGACCCGACTCAACCCTGAAAATGACCTCAAGTATTACCTTGACCAGATTCCTACCTTCGAGATTCGTCGGTCGGCAAAATCTTTCATCGCCGATTACCGGACCAAGATTCGGATGATGGCCGCCAACAACCACATCAAACTTGCGGAGCATCGGTGTGAGATGGCGTTCGTGGCAACACATCCCGACTATTACCCCAATCCCGCAAAAGTCGAGTCCGATGGGATACCGTTTTGACCATGAACCCATTCAAGCGCGCTAGCACCGAGCTTGCCGAGATTTATGACTTTTGGCGTTGGGCGCATGAGGAGCTTCGACCCGGAAACGGCGGTCATGGCTCTGGATCAGGCGAACGGACGCTTGGGGTCAATCTGGCGGCTCTGTCATGGATCGCGGGCGATGACATTCTCAAAGTCCTGCATTCGTGGGAAGTCATAATCCGCGCCGACCGTCATTTGACGCCACCAGCGCTGGTCCGTCGCAAAAGCCTCGGGCGGGAAATCAAGAAAACCGTCGATTTTGCCTTGGCACATTTGGAATGGTCCAGTCAGCAAGAATGGTTCGCTGATTACGCTGGCGAAATCCATGATCTGCACGAAATGGGCAAAGTCGCTTCACGCCATGTCGTTGAAAAGTCAAAATTCATTCCATGCCCAGCCGACGGCGAAAATGGCGAGCCTTGCGGACAACTTCTGAAAATCCGCGACGGCGAAATGATGGAAATCGTCCGGTGCCGAAATTGCCAAACCGAATGGACGGCGATTCGGCTCATGGCAGTTGCCTTGTCTGATTCCCGACGCGAAGTCTGGCTCGATGCCGAGGCAATCAGCGAATATCTGGGAATCGCGCCAAAAGCTGTTCAGGTATTTGCCAAGCGCCATGAAATCCAGCGCCGAGGCCAGCTTCTCAATTTGACCCAATTTCTAGCGGCGCGTCGAATTTGACAAAATGTCCGAAATGCGCCGTTATGTTCCCATTGTCATGCTAGACTCCGTCTATCGGTTTTGACCGTCCCATGAAATCCCCGAAAGAACCGAAAATCGAGGAAATTGACGAGGCGTTACAACACGCAGTCGAATCCAAGAAAAACACACGCGATTCTCGTAAGCACATCATCTGGGAATTCATAGATGAATTATTAGACGAGAGGAACGCGGCGAAAAAATGACAACAATTCTCGCCGTGCAATTTACTGATCGCGTTGAGTTTATTGCTGACAATCAAGTGACTGCTCCTAACGGAAGAATTTATCGTCACGAGAAAATGTCAAAGATTTCAGAACGTAACAGATTTTTAATTGCTGGTTCTGGTGAAGTTGCAGCTTGTGACATCGCGCAACACTTATGGAATCCACCAACACCAACGGCAGCAGACAAAAAAGATATTTATCATTTCATGATTGCAAAAGTTATTCCATCACTGAAAAAATGTTTTAAGGATAACGATTACAAACTTGATGGCGATTCAAGTGATGATTCACGATTTGCATTCTTGATTTCTGTCTGCGGTCAAGTGTTCGAGATTGCTGATGATTTCAGTGTCTCATTGAGTGACGTTGGATATTACGGAGTCGGTTCTGGTTCATCGTATGGAATCGGTGCGTTATGCGCTGGCGCTGACTTAACAAAAGCGATTGAGATTGCAGCGGCGAATGATGCTTACACATCCGCGCCCTATATTCACATCGCGCAAGAAAAATAATTTAACACCATGGGGCTAATGCGTTCGTGTTTAGATTGCGGCGTTCCAACTCGTGCAAGTCGTTGTCCTAGTTGTGCAGCGAATATGTTGCAGAGAATAAATGCGAAACCAAAAGCAAACACAACTGACAGAGGTTATGGTTCGCAGTGGCAGAAGGTCAGACGCATTGTCTTAGATCGTGACCAGTGGACGTGCTACAAGTGCCAGAAAAAATTAGCCGGGCTTGATGCCACGGTTGATCACATCATCCCCCTAGCTGTTGACAAGACACTAGCGCTAGACATGGCCAACTTAGCTGCCTGTTGTCGTAGTTGTAACTCATCTAAGCGTGATAAAACTAAATGACACCCGATACGCGTTTTTTTCTAGAAATTACCTCATGAC